CAACTCATATTCATCAATGATAATGTTATATTCCTTACCGTCAATATTGTGAGTAGAAGCAAACTCATCAAGGTTTAAGAAAACCTTAGATATATCATCATTAAGAGCTTCTATAAACTCATTCATTATTTTGCCCTGCTTCTTCCAATAGGCTTGTTGCTGACATCTTCCTTCACTTCATCCGATGAATCTTCCTCACCAAACGGAAGCTCTTCAGATTGCTCTTCTGCCGGTTTCTTATCCTCTGTGCTTACTGCTGCTTGGCTGATTACATTCCCTTCGTCATCAACGCATTCTGCAGAATCATTTGCAACAAGTTTTTCCAAATATTCAACATCCGATGTCATTACAAAATCACCCGGAGCATACATATGCCCCAGGTACAGAATATACCTCTTTGCTCTATACTTCATACTATCCCAGCCTTACTCTTGCAATACTATCTCCGGCAAGCGCCTTGGCTACAGTATACCCTATTCTTGGATTACTACCTGCAGTGGCCGTAACACCATCATCAGAATAATATACAAGCTTGCCTGCCTCTATAGCTTCTCCGGATTTCTTAGTAATATCGTATACGCCACTGATGCTCACAGCTCCAAGTGCTTTCACATCAGTATCACATGCTGCAATGCCTACAAGATCTCCGATTTTTACCACTGAGCCTGCCTCAATTTTTGCGTTCGTCTCATTTATATAATTGATTGTATAACCGGTATTTACATACGCACCTTTATTTGCCATACTCTCTCCTTTCTTTAAGCCAACGGATCAGCTATAGTTACTCCCTTATTTCTTACAATACCTCTATGATTCATTACAGTAACGCCTACATCAAAATAGATGTCCCATACAAATCCCAGTGTTCCCGGATTTTCCATTCTTCTGATAGTCGGAACCTGCTGACCGTTAAGGAAATCCACCTCAATAGCATTTATATCTGCCGCATCCGCCATCAGATACCATGGTGCAGCGCCTGTTCCTGACAGTGCATTAAGAGTTGCATCCTCTACAATCTGGATATTGTTTCTAAGCTGATATAAAGGGTTTGCCGCCTGCGTATTATCAGTTGTATTGATACTCGGAGAGTTAAAAATCTTATACAAATCCATAGCATATCCCACAGGAGCTACTATGGTTCTAGGATTTACCACAATGCTTTGCCCGAACTCATCCTTCTGTGTTGCCAACGCCAATATCATCTTGTTAATAACCTCAGCACTCGGAGCCGATCCGGTAGCTAAAGAATTCTTATGGCTCACATCAAACAGCGGTAATCCGTCATAAATAACCACATCATTGTATAGTGCGTTATATACCATCTGATTGATTGTAGTCTTTGCACTTCTTGCATATCGTGCCGGCACTGTCGTGAGAAAGCCTATATCATCATTGATAAAGGCCTGTCTGCTCATAGAGAACTGCCTTGCAAATGTCTTAAGCTGGCGCTTAGGCTTGGCCATATCCTTAGGTACATCCGCCTCGATCTCTCCGTTCTCCGGTACTTCCTTGAACGTGCCAGCCGGGCCTGTTACCCAGTAGTTGTCATGTGCCTTAAAATCCGATAAAGAACCAATCTTTACAAACTTCTCAAACGTTGTAGGAGCAAGTGTATACTCATCCTTATAAGCTTTATTGATAGCTGTATCCATGATAGCTGGGAATACAGATGTCGGATTGTAAAATCCTGCTCTTGTAACCTTCTCATATGTCTCACTTGGAGACATTCTCATAAGAGTATCTAAATTCTCACCATCCTGTGCCATAGCATGAATAGCCATGTCTCTTAGAGACATACTCTTAAAATCATTTGCACCTGCTGCAGGCTTATCAACATATAGACCGCTTTTTAGAAGCATACCGTCCGCTACAGCTCTGGTATACTTATCTCTTTCATCAGTCTTAACCTTCAAATTCACATCACCGCTTGGCTGAGCCGTTACCGGTCTTTTCTCACTTTTAAACTTTTGTATAGCAGCATCCTTCACAGCTTCTATGCTTGCTCCACTTGCGATAAAGTCGGTCGGATCAAGCTCCATATCCTTACACAACTCTACAATCTGCTTACATCTTTCTCTTTCAATCTGTAAGCCATCTACATCTCCCTCTGTAGAAGCAGCATCAATAACAGTCTGCATACTGTCAAACTCTCTTTGCTCCTCAGAGTTCAAGTTCCTACCTTCTGCCTTAGCTTTCTCCAAAAGCTCCTGTTGTCTTCTCAATGCATCCTTTGCACCCATAAAAGACTCCTTTCTCATTTTTTTCCAACAAAAAAGCCTGAGACATACGCCTCAAGCTTTCATGAAAGGAACAATCACATCAATAATATCATGTGCTATACGCCCATCTAGCACTTTACCAATATAGCATAAAAAATTGGACAAAAGTGAGACATCTTATAATCTCAACTTATTCTCATTCATCTTGACTATATTCTCATACATACTTAAATCCGACATATCCTTACCATCTGTATTCTCTTCAGATCTACCAACTCCTACAGTCCCGTCTGCAGGTATGGATACTATGGATATTTCATAAGGCGTCCACTTTCTTGCAATATAGCAAGGCCCGGCAAATCCGTCTACAGATTCTTTTCCTGCCTTCACCTCTTCCCATGTATCTATAGAATACCCTACAGATACACCTTTAAGTGTACCGCTTTCCACTTTCTTATATATCTCAGTGCTGAACTCATCATCATCAAGCTCTATTACAGCAAGGCCTCTGTTATCTTCTACCCACGCTTTCTTAACCTTGCCTATAACTTTATCCCTGTTATGATTATACAGTACTACACCTATATCATTCAGCCTATCAAGCTGTATTCCCTTATGATCCAGTATTTCTGTATGATCATACCATCTTTGATACGGCTCTTCGCTTGAAAAGCTAAGCTCTATAGTCTTAGTATCATCTTCACTTTTTACCTGTCTGATGCCGTTTATTGCTATCTCTCTTACAAAATTCTTATCCATTTTTTTTCCTCGAATCTATTCCGTATAGGATATGTCCAAGGTCTATACCCAAATCATTGCCATATGCAATTACTTCAGCCATATCCTCTATTTGCTCCCTCCAGTCTTTTCCGTTCTCTGCTGCTATTTGTTTAAAAGTCTTTTGCCCACTTGCCATACCAAGCCTCATAGCACTTGCTTCTTTAAGTGGATCTATCCATCTTCTTCCTGCCTGTATCCACTCATGCCTAAAATACTTTTCTTTGTTCTTTAAAAAATCAGGTATATCAAGCTTTTTAGAGTACACTGCACAAGTAATAAAAGCCTCATATATTTCATCTACCAAGTCTCCTAAGAGCTGTCTATCCTCTGCATACGTAAGGTTATCTTCTATCAATCCTTGTCTTGCACTTGAGTAATTGGTTTGACTCATATCTCTTGTGGTAGCCTCATAACTTAGTCCTTGTCCCGCTCCAAGCAACTGATTTTGAAGCTTTATATAAGAGGTCGCATCTGCTGCCTGACCGTTCGGGTTTACTACATCTATGCTTTCACCCGGATTTAATACCTTGATCATACCCGGAGATAACAGCTTCCCATCATATCCGGCTTGATTGGTTGACTTTACTATACCTCTTCCAAGCTCATCCGCTGCACCTTTTTTGATAAATACAGACATACAAGCTTCAATTCTTTGCTTCACCGACACTGCAGTCATAAATTCGGTGATATCCCTTACCCTCAGCAATGTAGGATTTAGATCACTCATCTCTCTTACTTGAGAAGGTCTTGTCTTTGAGAATATAAATATCATATCTTCAGCTTTTACGAAATAGGGTTCTTCCAGTAAGCACCCATCCTTACTGTATCTTCTGATGTGATACCCTACCGGTTCTCCATATTCATTTACTTCTACACCGTCCACTACTTTATTGCCCTCATAGTGTGGACTCATAACATCTTTATCTATCTCATCGACCTCAAGGCAGGAAAGCTTCAGTGGTAATTCTCCATCATCCGTATAACATTTCTGTATAAGAATTCCACCATCTACCCTCTTTCTTCTCTCAATCATTCTAAGCATTTGGATCAAGTTTTGATTCTTAGAGATGTCACAATTCTTTTTCTTAGTCCATATCCTCCACAGTTCTTCAATCTTGTTATTCAGTTCCTCATTGTCAGTCCTTGCTTGTAGAGTAAATCCTTCCCCTACTACATTTCTGTTGTATGCACTAAGTATTGCATTCATAATATCTGAATTTCTCTCAAGATCTCTTGCCCTTGCCCTAATACTATCCCTCGAAAAACTGTCAGTCATTACTGCAGTGGCATTATTTGCAGCCCAATTTCTATTCATCCTGGACGAATCTGCACTGTCATAATATCCTGACCTTATTTCATCTAGGCCTGTACGGAATGCCTGCCTTTTATATGCCCACACTGGCGAAAAAAATCCAATTAAATTATCAAGCCAATTCATTTCTACCTCCTGTCAAATACAGCCACAAAAGTATTACTGAATAAATCAGTGCCGTTATCCTCTGAAGCTGCCAATAAATCTTTCCTCATAGCTCTAAGCGTTCCAAGATCCGCTCTTGTCAGAGTTCTTGAACCTATCTTATAACTTTGTCCTGTTCTCAAAATTGATGATATTGCCTTATCAATCTCTATGATCTGTTCCTCATTCGTCATTGGTCTGTCCATTATAACCATCCTCCTTTATTTCCACCTGTAATCCAGTCAGATCCCGTATCCTCCGCCTTGGTGTTATCTTCACTTGTATTCTCATTACCTTCTTCTCTTAAGTTCCTCACTCCCAATATCTCAGCCGCACACATGGCATATACTTCACAGTCAAGATAGTGGTTATCTATATGAGAACGCTTTGGAACCCATCTCATTACGTTGCCTGCAGATGTCTTCACCATAACCTTTTGCTCAGAGCTTAATTGATTCGCATAGTTTTCATCACAGTCCTTAAATACCATAAAAGAGCCAGGACCGTTTTCCTTCTGCAGTCTGACAGCTATAGAGTCCTTAAAAGCACCACCGTCACATACTACCAACTGCAGTCCATATCCCTTTTTATCCACTCTATTAAATCTATATCTTGAGTCCATAGGGTTTGATGAGCCTTTTACCGGTATTGCCCACTCCCTGTTTTCAATGCAGAAATCATATGTATCATCCGGCCTGTATCCACTATCAATAAGACACAGAGCAACTACCATATCTACTCCATCCTCTCGCTTATATGTATCGTTCATAACTCTTTCAATATCTGCAAAACTTCGTACTTGCCCATGAGTGATATTCTGACTGGTTGTATAAGCTCCATACGCTCTGATCGTAAAATACAAAGAATCCTGCTGCACATCCACACCGCCTACAATCATTCTTGCCCACTTCGGAACCACAAACTCTTCCAAGTCGGTCTGTCTTTGCAGTACAAGCTTATTACTTGTAGCAATCCTTGTATCTTCCCATGCTTCTCCAAGCCATGAATTGGTAAAGTTCTGCAGCTTCTCAGGATCCTTATAACTGTCTAAGAACTCTTCCACTATATCGGACCATTTAAGAAATACTGAATAAAGAGAACTTATCCAGAATCCTACACTCTTTGCAGCCACTCCATTGCCTCTCTTCTTCACCACCCTCCATTCACCATCTCTAAGCATCTTCATCTTGTCGGAATCTGTAATAAAGCATCCACACTCCTGGCATACATACTTTGCGGTCTGCGCTCTTTCGTAGTTGCTCATCTTCTTTTCATCATCCTTACAGAACTTTATCTGATCAAATACAAACTCTATCCATTCGCCACAGTGTGGGCACTGTACAAAATAATGTTTGACCTCATCCGCTCCGTCATGTAGCTCCCAGATATAATTACTCTTGATAGTCGGTGTGCTTGCAGCAAAGACCTT